GAGTTACCACTAGAAGAATACAGAGGTGGAGAACTACTCATGAGAGCGAATTGGGAACGTATTACTGAGATTGTAACCCCTATATATGAAAAGATTTTGCTAGAAGCGGTTAAAGAACAAGGTATTCAGTGTGAGTTAATCCCTAATACTTCAACAGGAAAGCTAGACTTAGTTCCATGTCAGACTTCTTAATCATAGCCGTATTCTCTGTGGTATTCTCAGGCATACTCTTAGGTGGTATGTACATAGAATATCTCATTAAAGAATGGTGGGACAATAGAAACAACAATAAACAGGAGAAGTGAATGTATAGTGTATTTCTAGTTAATTTCGGTTATACTCACAGTACGTATCCAACTTTAGAGTCTGCTATAGCAGGTGCTGAACGGACTGGATTTCAGTGTAGTATATTCAAAGAGGGAGATCCAGACTTCACAGTACTCAAATGGGTATGTCCTGTACAACAAAAGAAAGGTTAATTATGTCTATACTTAATAAGGTGTTTAGAAATTTTTCCGAAAAGAAAAGCAGGATTCCGGTCGTAGCATCGGCTGTCCTCGTTCTGCTTAGTACGTCTGCATTTGCAGGTTCTGAGCCATGGGATAATACACCCACATATAAAATCAACAAAGAGTTTCGTCATAACTGGAATAATGTAACCAACAAAGCAGTTACATATGATAATGATGTTCTAACTGTTACACTTGATTATTCAATGAAAGGTGGAGAAGTTGATTGGGCTAGACGAGGAGAAGAAGGTTTTGCTCAACGTTGGCAAGTACAATCAAAGAAGTATACACGTGCTAATACTACAGGCTGGTATACATTTAGATTTAAAGTAGCAGAAGATTTAGATGTTCCACATTATACTTTATCATTTGCAGACTTTAAACGTATCATAGGTAAAACAGATACTGGTGCTCCGCCAATCTCTTTCTCAATAAACAACAATAGATTTCTATTGGGTCTATCTGGTTCAGATAAACAATCATGCAAGAAAAGAGTATCAGGTGCAGAAGAATGTAATAACTCAGAAGCCTACTTTCTAACACTAGCAGATACACAAGACCTTAAAGGTAGTTGGGTTACTGTGACTTTTCGTGTAGAATGGAAAGATGCTGGTTCAGTTGCAGTATGGATAAACAACGAACTACGTGCAGAATATTATGGTAATCTACGACAAGGTGGTACCGCATTCATGTATAAAGTAGGTTCATACAGACACCACATGAAACAAGCAACAGACCGAGGTATTGAAATACAACCAGTAACTGTTCAGTATGCAGATATATTCAAAGGTAAAACATGTGATAAAATATCAGCAACATGTTCAGATTTGGAAGAACTAACAGGTTCAACTAACGCAAGTAAGATGTCACACATTGTTAAGTGTGGAGAAGGTGGTCCTGGTTCATGCAGAGGTGTATTCTGGGACTAATAAAACTTGACACTAAACAAAAACGTGCTATTATAATAGTACATTTAAATGAGAGGTAAAACAATGCAACAATCACTAGAACTCAAAAACGCCATTGATGCAATGCGTCAAATCAAAACTCAAGCAGATTTGTCAGTACTTGCTGATATCTGGCGTCAACAACAGACTTTCATTGGTAATATGGCCAAGTCAGGTCTTAAAAAAGGTGACACTATTGAATGGGAATATCGTGGTATGGTACGTACCGGGATCATTCAAAAGATGAACCGTAAGACAGTAGAAGTCGCAGATGCTGGTGCATCACCGTTTGGTCGAACTATTACTAAAATTCAAAACTCAATGATTACACGAAAGGTAGCTTAATGAAACATTTTAATCATCTTCCTGTAACTAAATCTAGTTTGTTTGGTATTGCACTTGGTTGTGTGTTTATCGTTCAAATGATTGGTAACAGTTTGGGATATTTCTAATGAGTACCAGTGAGGCATTCATGCTAAACATAGAACAGTTCTGGTCAGTACTGCAACCATTAATCATTATGGGTATCACCGCTGGTGTTGTACTCGCAGTGATATTTGGTTCAATTCGTATTGGTTGGAAATTTGCACCTTGGATTGTTGTATTAGGACTATTAATTTTATTTCTAAACTAAATAGCCACTATGAACAACATACTAAGAAACATTATTGTAACAGCCCTACTCATAACAGTGTGGGGCTTTATTTTTGCCGCAACGTTCAAACACGTTAACGCAGAAGAACTTGAAGTCGGGCCAGACATAAAGTTAGTATGTGGTTTCAGCGAAGAGGACTTCTCAGCGGTTATACTAAGACCCAATGGCGAATACGGGTCAGTGGGTTTAATCCGAAGTCTCACAGATCCAAACGATACGGCTAAGTCAGGTCTTTTAATCAAGTTTCCAACAGAGTATATTCTAGTGATTCAAACTGTAGCTGGTTATGATTCACATTATATAAACCGTTATAATCTCAGATACGAAATTATGACTACTATAAATACAGTAGGGAAATCATTAAAGACAGGAGGAACATGTCGTATTCATGCGAGTTGATAAAGAAACAATCTGGCACTTTGTATGTAAATACTGTTCTGGCTGGTGGAGTATCGCTAGTCAAGATGCATGGCAACCAAAACGTCTATACTGCCCTCATTGTGGAAAGATAAATGACAAAAAAGAAACCAAAAAAGATGAAGTTTCTGTACAAGAATAAGATTATGGAAATTGAAGATTTAACAAAGCATATAACTAAAGAAGACTTCATCGCATTATTAGAAAACTTTGGATTCCCAGAATACGGAACTCCAGGCTTTTATAGAGCAATCGAACTAGGCTTTATTGAACCTGAGTATGAATGGGATGAAATGGCTTACTATTATACTCACATAGACAGAGACTCAAGCACGTTACATTAAGTCTCGTACTCATTTTATAAATGCTCCAATTCTTCCGTGTATATCTGGATAATCTCTATAAGTATATCCTTCCGGAGGTGTTGTATCTTGTCCCTTCCACACAGGGATAAACTCTGTTATATTGTCATTGAAATCTTCATTGTGACGTAAATGAACTTCAATTAGTTTATCACCTATATATTCACAATTAATTAATTCTATATCTGTAAGGTCTTTTAATATATTTGGAAAGGGTAGTTCATCATTTGTCTTGATCCACTTGTCCCATTTAGTAAATGTATCTTTTTGTTTGTGTCCTTCAACACATAATACTTGTTTTTTATTTTTGTAATCTATGCTTAAATGTCTACCTTCAAACCATTCACACCAGAAATATCCATATGGAAGATGCGTAGTATCTTTTTCTAACCAAACTTTTTTTGCACCCAGTCCTAAACCTAATGCATTAACGCAAGGTCTTACAATATAATATCCTGGTTCTGTAACATCAATGCCTGTTGGTCCACATTCATATCCCAGCTTTTTGGATAGTATAAGTTTATCCATTACCCATATGTAATCTGGATTTATTGTTTTCCATACTTTATCTTCTTCTGTATCATTCATTGTTGTTAACTATAGTTTAATACGTTTTATAGATGCATCATTCTTTAATCTAAAAACTAGTTTATCCGCAACTGCTCGATTTACTGCTGGACCCCAATGAAATCCGTCTGGTCCACCATTAGTCACTTTCTGAATATCTCTTGCACAAATATTATTGAGATACCATTCTTTAGCATCAATGGGTATCTTTTTCCAGATACCGGGAAACCCCTTTTGTAAATTCTGTAGATGTTCTTTATATTTCTTTGGTGTCGGTACTACAACGTCCGGAGAACCGTTTTTAAACATAAAGCCATGTGTTTTGACATGAGTATCCATTAACCAACACACAGGCGTGTCTATGTTTGCGTATGGCGTATTATTCAGTAATAATTCAGCGGATGCATGTAGTAGACTTCTTTGATAATATTGCTCACTCATATATTTGTTGTCAAAATCTTGTTTGCTTTTGTACGAAGTGCTATCACCAGGTACTATATCTTCTCTACGCCAAAAGTCAGAGTATGATTTATCATCATATACATTGTAACTGATTATGTTTGTTTTTCTATGTGGCCAGGTCCAAAGAATAATTACTCCTTTTGGTTTACCAAAGTCAGTTAATAGTTTTACAAGATTATTATATATGGCAGTTACAGAAGCCCCACCAACGCCAAGGTTTATAACAGGTTTACCTAACTGTTGTTCTATATAATGTCCTATAGTTTCTCGTTGTGGTACACCAATACCAAATACATATGAACAACCAAGTATAACATAACTATTCTGCCAATCTACTTTATCAAATTCAGTTGTTCTAAATCCCTCTGAATTGAATTCATATCCAACTGTATCTTTTCTAAATCTCCACTTTTCTGGTAATACTTTTAGGTTCCTTTCGAAATGGTATGATGAGTCAGGAGACTCATCCCAGAAATCTTTAACCTCAGGTCTAGCCTTCATCCAGGAATTTCGTTCTAAAGAAGTACCGCCATTGCCGTTAACAAACCAATGCAAACCCATATCTCTGAATTCAAATTCTTGTCCTCTATTATACCAGTCAATAGTTTTCATTTTAAATTCTCTACCATAGTTTTGGCAATACATTTGTGTATGAGTCTGCCCCAATGTGAGTGTCCAGGTCCTGATTTACTATATCCATGTATATCTCTTGCTATTAATTCATTCATATACCACACTTTAGATTCTTCAGGAATAGTATGCCATACCGATGGATCATTCAACTTTATTTTTCGAAATATTGTATGTTTGCTTGGTACTGGTACTACAACTCCTGGATAGTCTTCAGGTCTCTTTTTAGGATTAACATGACTAGCCAATACCCAACAATGTGGATGTGGTAACATGGAAAGAGGAGTATCATGTAATATTTGTTTTGTACTTTCAAGGTATATACTTCTATCGTAAAAACATTTGTTGAGATATTGGTCGTCTATAGTAACTTTTTTGTAAAGTTCAAAACCAGGTATAACATCTTGTCTTTTCCAAAAAGGTTCAATATAACTATGATTATTTTCAGGTACAGAGTAATTAACTAATGTTTGTCTAGTTGGATATGTCCACAGTATAAACACTCCTTTTGGTTTACCATAATCTTTTATAAGTTTTAAAAAGTTATTATATATAACTGTTGTAGTTGCACCACCAACTCCCATATTAATAACAGGACTGTTAAGTTCTTTCGCTATATATTGACCAATAGTTTCATGATAAGGAGTACCTACACCAAACACATGAGAACATCCTAGAATAACATAACTGTTTCTCCAGTCTACAGTATCGAAATCTGGTGCTCTGAATCCAAATGAATTTATCTTATATGAAAAGGAACTACGATGAAATCTCCAGTAGTCTGGAATTCCAGCTTTGATTAATTCTTCATATTGTTCTTTTGTATCTGATCCAATCCAAAACTCTGTTTCTTTATTAAGATAGTCACATTTTTGTAAAGGACGTTTTATGTTTGCTTCCGTCATCCAGTGTATACCCATATCCTGGTGTTGGTCTTGTTCCTTTGGGTTTGCCCAATCTATACTTCTAATCGTCATGTAAGTATTTATAAACTTGACAAAACTAAGAATCGTGTTATAGTATATACATCATGACAAGTTTAGAGGCATATCAATTGGAACACACAGGATCAAAACACACGCATTCTGAAAGGAATGTTATATACTTTCACAAGTACAACTTTGATATATCTCAAGTTGACTATAAAGAAATCAAAGAACGTGAGGATATAGGTTTCTCAAAACAACAAGTATTGGCGGCGTCTATCGTTGCAAACGAATTTAATGAAGGTGAATACATCAAAGTAAATGGTGGTGAATTCAACTTTACAGAAACATCAGAAGGTTCTCGTTATCTACAACAAAAGGTATCTAACAAGCAGATTGTAGAAGGCATTCTGTTTCTGTATCCACATCTTATTAAAGATAAACATATCGAGGCGGCTAATAACATTATTACCGAACTAGAAGTTGATTTTATGTTCAAAGTGTTGGCTGAGGATATGACAGAATTTGAAAGTAACATTGCAAGTATTCTTGGGTCTACAACTAAACTAGACCGTCATTATTGGGGCACTTGTGCATATCTTCCAACATATGCAGTTAAGAAGGTATGGGAAAGACAGATTAAAGATAAGAGTGAGAATTCAGTACATCTAAACAGTGATAGAAAAGACGGAAAGATATACACTGAAATAGAAGTATTGAAAGTGAACATTAGCCAAGTCTATGGAGGGTATAACGTGTCTGCACTCTCTGTAGACGGCAATAGAGTTAGTTTCTATTCAAGTAAAGAAGACTGGAGAGATTCAGAAGGCAAGTCTTTTAAGATTGAAGCCAAAGTAAAATCTCACGGTACTGTTTGGAAACATGAAGAAATAAAAGAAACAAGGCTTAACTACGTAAAAGTTATATGAGTCAAATACTGCTTTCTCTCTTGTACATTGCCGGCATCTACGCCGGCATTGTCATATTATTCCTCTTATGGGATAATGAAAAGGTCAAATGAGAATTATATGTTACAAGTCACCAACTGATTATATCACACACGACTTCAACAAAGAAGACCTATTAGAAATCTTAAACGTTTGTAAAGAATTAAAAATTGAATGGTACGTTCTGGTTTACGAACCTCAAGACTAAATATGACTATGGAAAATGTATTAGTTCACAAACATCTGTTAATTCGTGCCGAGGTAAAGAAGCCTCTTCAAAATCGTAATCGAACAATCAAGTTTCTAAGAAGAATGATAAAAGCAATAAACATGAAAGCAATGTACGGGCCAACTGCATCATATTGTAAGATGCCTGGTAATAGAGGAGTAACTGCATTCGCTATCATAGAAACATCACACATTGCTATGCATATATGGGATGAACCTAATCCAGCACTTGTACAACTTGACGTTTACACTTGTGCGCCAATGGAGCCAAAGCAAGTTCTTCCTTTCTTAGATGAAATGGATCCGGTTAAAGTTGATTATAAATTTCTCGACCGAGAAACAGAGTTTAAAGATTTGTTAGTTTAAATTATTTAATAGACCTATGTATCAGGTCTGCCATGTCTCGCAAGATGCGTTCTCCCCAATGACCCATACTAAGTCTGTTATCATGCCAAATTGGATCTCTAGCATACATGTTGTTGACTATTTCAATTAAAAGTGGATCGTTTATATCAAAACCATGTTTACATTGACGAGCATAAAATTCTTCATATTTTCTATAAAGAGTTTCATCTTTTGGTTTTACTAAGTTCAATAAAGGAAAAGTTTCTTTAAGGTCTTTGTGAGAACTTTCTGGTATACTAAACTGTAGATGACCTAATAAATCATGTATATCCTTGTAACGAGTATATTCATATACAGTATGTGGAGTATAAACATCTTTCATAAATGCTGAAGGATAACCTATTTGTTTAAGATGATTTAATCGTTGCTTGTTGAAAACAGATGCGTGGTCACGTACTTTGTGGTCTGCTATATCAAACTCCCACTCTTTTGCATCTTTATTATAGTCTGTTATCCAAGTATTTCTACTCAAATGACTCCATAATATTATAACATTTTTAGGTCTATATTTTTTCATAACATGAATAGCATTTGAATGTATCACTGTATTTGATGCACCTGGAGAACCAAGATTTACTGTTGGCATATTATATTCATTGGTTAGTATTCCTGATACAGTTAAATGCTCAGGCATTGCTTGACCGTATATATAAGAACATCCTACTATAGCATATGTATTTTTCCAATCAACTTCATCTAGATTTTTATTATGTCTAAAGCCATCAGAATTTGTACGATAAGTTATTGGTTGATTATTATTGTAAAACCTCCACTTGTGTCCTAATTTTTTTAATCTACTAATAGTTTGGTTACGTTTACTTTCTTCGTCACCTTCCCACTTTTTTATGTGGTTTTTCAAGTTTCTAGATAAAAACTGAGTGTCTGGTAACTTATAATAGTATGGATCATGCTCGGAATGGTTGAAATATGTAGTCATAGTTATATTTATAAAACTTGACAAAACACAGATTCGTGTTATATTATATACATAAATGAAACGAACAAGAGAGGTTATAATGAGTTTTCAAAAAATATTATCTACTGCTATTCTTACAGTTGCAGTTGGTAGTAGTGCATTTGCTAATAGCATTGCCAATAATACAGTTAGTAATAATTCTACTGGTGTTTTTAATAATTCAGTTAATAATAATGGTACATACTATTCTCCAGAATACAAAGTAAAAGGAAAATATGTATTACCGTTGGATTCTATAGTTAGTATACATAACGGAACTAGAGGATCACAACCCAATGAATGGAGAAGTAGACTTCAATCTTTTATGACAAACTTCTACGCAGTAGGAGACTTTAACAATGATGGTATTCAAGATTTTATTGTTACTGCATTTAGAGCCTCTGAAATGCAGAAGTCTAATGTAACTGATGTTAATATTTACAAACATACTACTTCTGATTTTAAAAGTTTCAAAGTATTTGCAGGTCACAAAAAATCAGGATTTGCTAATGACTACTATAGAAGTGGTGGTGAAGATATAACTCATTTGTTTATTGAAGATCCTGAAATGGCAGGGTTAGCCGACCATCAGTTATCTAGTCAAAGACCATTAGTTGCTGACTTTAACGGCGATGGTATAGATGATATCTATATTGGTTCTGCGTTACATAATAATTTAAGTAGCGGCGGTAAAGGTTTCTTTGGAGGCTGGCATTCATATTATCTTTCTCAACCTGACGGCACTTTCAAAGAAAGTAGTCGTGATATGATAAAAGGTTTATTTGTTGATAAGAAAACAGGTAGATATGTAGAGTTTGCTCATAGGTCAGATTTAGGCGACATCGATGGTGACGGTGATATAGACGTAGTACATTCAAGTGTCACATGGAAAGGTGGTAGCAAAGGTAACGGAATCATTATCTGTATGTACAATGATGGTACTGGTAAATTGACTAGTAAGCAATGTGGCGACCAATGGGGAAACAATGTTAAGATTGGTGACTTCAATGGTGACGGTCATGCGGACTTGCTTTCAGTTGCAACCAGCTACAGTTGTTACAAAGACCATGGTGTTGTAAAGAAAAAACATGCATCAAAGAAAAGAAACCAAACTATGTTAATATTTGGTAACGGTTCTGGAAAGTTTTTCAACAAACAAGGTAAAAAGTTTACTGACTTCGGTAAACAAGTAATGCACAACGGTCATGACATCGACTTATGTTTTATGCCTACTGCTATAGTGGCAGACGTAGATAATGATGGTGACCTAGATATTGTAGGTAATACTATTGGATGGCTTTATGTAGGTGGGTACTTTCAAGTATTCTTAAATGACGGTAAAGGTAATTTTACTAAAGGTCAACAAATTATTGCTCAACAACCAAACATGCACTATTCACTTGATAACTGGCCTACTCACGAGTCAAAACACAGTAGTCAAGGATATTGTTTTGGTATGCACACTGTTGATTTAAATGATGATGGTTATATGGACTTTATATGTGACGGTGGTTTTATGCAACCAATGGACGGCTTTGTATATGTTAACAACGGTGACGGTACTTATAAACAGGCACCTACTTGGTTAATCAACAAACACGTATCTAGATTTTAAATCTAACAATATAAAAAGATTAAAGAGCATCATTAAATGGTGCTCTTTTTTTATATACTCTCTAAAATAAGTTTAGCCCATTCTTCATGTGCATCTGCACCAAAGTGTTCTGCAGGAGTACGTTTGAATCCTTTTTTACTTAAGTATTCCCAATAAGGAGTTTTAATTATAAATCCTTCGTTATATACACTTCTATCACTTTCTGTCATCCAATATGTATGACCTGATTTATCTAACATATATTTTGCACTAAGAATATTTTTTAGTTTTAATATGTTTGTATATTCAGGATCTGCTATGTAATTTATATAATGTTCATAAAACTTTTTATTGTCTTTGCTAATACACCATCTTGTGCCATCTGGATTAACGCCTTCATATCCCATGCCAACTGAAAAGTTTTGATAACCATCTTTTGTTTTCAATTCAATTCTATCTGGGCCAGTCCATTGTATTAAAAATTTATCTTCTGGTTCTGCTTTGTATGTATTTTCGAAAAACTCAAAACCATCATTCAGTAGATTATGAATTACTCTGTGTATTCTATCGTTACTTCCTCCTGGCCAAGAAAGATTAATAGGTTCTAAATTTAATTTACTAGCAACAATAGATCCATAACAGTTTTCTAAATTAGTTTTAGTAAAGTGACCTATACCTGGTCCTTCTATTTCACAACCCATTCCGTGTGAACATGCTATTATAAAAAGTTTATTCATTATTTAATCCACTCATAATCTTTGGCATATTCTGCATATATGGCTTGCCCATGTTTATTTAAATGCCAAGTGTCATAGAATATAACATTCTCTTTTCCATATAATTTACGTAAAGGTTTTAAGAATTCTGATTGCATAATATCTGCGTAGCTAGATTTCAATCTTTTGGATTTGGAGTTTCTTGCTTCACTACAATGATTGCATATTTTTTCTAATTCAATGAAGAAATCTTCACCTACAGTTTTAGACAAATGTTCTATTTGACAATGAAAGAAGTCATTAATAAGACAATAGCCTGCTTTAAGTTTTAAAGCACTTCTCATATCAAAGTAAGCAGTTACATTTGGTAAGAAAGTTCTAAGTTCCCAATAATGCATATACTCTTTTACATAATTACTTTTTACTTCTACAGGTTCATAATGTCCATGTATTATTTTAAAATTTACATTTTTTTTATTTCTTAATAATATACCTATGTAGTTGTTCCAAACACTATGTTTTAGTTTATCAGTTAAAGGAGAACTTAATTTATCTGCATAATCAATTATTGTCTGGTCACGATTGTTTTTTGCATACAGTTCCCATATGTCTGTATGTCTTCTTGGTGTATCAATATATTTTTTAAAACCAGACTCACAGTGTATATCACCTGACCCTTCAACTCTCATAAATCTTTTTTCTGCACTTAAGAATACTAAAACTAGGTCATTGCTTTTAAACTTTGGTATCATATCAATGCATGACAAAATAATAGACTCAGTTGAAAGACCTGCTTTTGAAAAGTTTTTTACTTCATATCCTTTTTTTGAAAATAGAATATCACACCAACTTTCTTTTTGTCCTCTTGGAAAGTTACTGTCTTGAAAGCTATCTCCAAATATCCAACATTTAGACATTGCTATTCTCCAAACAATAAGGTATAACAGATTTATTTATACAGTGAATATGGTTAGAAGTTTTGATATTATCTAAGACATTATCTTTTTCGCTTCCAATAACATTCCACGTATCATTTAACATAGGAAAATGTATATCGTTGTCTTTATCTTTGAGCAGTTGCGTCCTTCTATACTGAAACCATACTTCATCACTTGGATGAAATATTGCGTGTTTGTCTTTATCTATTAAATCACTTTTTTCGTAAGGTAATATCATTCCGTCTTTCTTATGAGAACTAGATTTAGAATATTGCGTTTTGTTTTCATGTATATCTAAGCAGAACTTTACGTACTCATTGACACTATTAATGGTTATAAACTCTTTACTTACTATGAATAAGCCAGAATTATATCGGTACTTAGGACTATACTTTTGTAAGTCTTTATATGTTATGCCTTTATACATACAATAATAATAAAAGAATGACATATCATATAAGAAAGGAGATTGTTGTCTACTAAATGTAGCCTCAGCATTTTCATAGTTTATTTCATTAATGTAATTACTTTCATCTTTTATTTTTACTTTGTTTATAAAAATACTATCAAAGTCTACAAATATATAACGATTTATCCGTGGGTAGTCTTCCATTGCAGAAAGAATTGCATATAGTTTACCTATACCTGGTAAGATGTTCAGTGGGCTTACAGGAATATCCCATTTAGTAAAATGATATGGTTTTATATTTTTAAATCTATAAGTAAGTTCTTCGCCATACAAACGATATTCCATATCATTATACTCTGCAAACTTTTTATGATTTGCAATTATATCTTTTTTATATGGTCCTATTAATTCATAATGAGGTCCTTTATACAATGTGCTGACCAGCATTGTTGTTGTCATTACAAATAATCCTTTAGTTCTTTAAATACGTTATTAAAACTTTGTTCTCGTATTTCATCTACGTTGTTAATATCTAATCTTACTGGTTCAAAATCCATTTTTGTATTGTTCATATAATTAACAATGCCGTCTATTGTCTTTTCTTGCAATATAGAATTCCACTCAGGTTTAAATTCATTTTTAATTTTATCTGTGATATCTTTTTTGATTTCGTTTGGTAAAGCGGCTATGCTTGTATTGGCATCATAAACTATGTTTAACCATACAGGAATATTTTTAGAATAGTAATACTCAATACTTTCTATCAAATTAAAAATACTATATACACTTACACCATAACTTATAGTAGGTGTAATACCTGCGTCTACATATCGTTGTAGAGTGTTTTCATATACTGACCATTCTGCTGGATAACGAGAGTACTCAAATCCTTTCTTTATACCATCTGCACTTAACATAATTATAATACGCTTAAAGTATGGCCAAATATTTTTAACTGCATTCTCTGGAAATATAGTACCGTTAGTTGCATAGCTTACAGTAATGTTTTTTGATAAGCCACGTTCTACTAGCTTTTCTAAAAACTTAAACTGTTGTTTGATTAACATTGGTTCGCCACCAAAGATTTCTATAAACTCTACGTGTTCTATTAGGTCATCTAATTCTTTCCAAAAGTTTTCATTGTTATACCATTTAAAGTTAGCAAGTTGTGTTTCGTCAAACAATTTGGTAGTATTGAATAATTTATATTTGTCATCAAGCCATTTACTACTACTGTATTCATTGCAAATACGACATTTAAGATTACAAGTATTGCCTGGTTTTATATCCAGTATTTTTAAATTAAACACACCGTTATGTATGTTATCAATCTCTGCTTCGAAACGTTTGTTCTCTCTTATACGTCTACTTACATTATTATTCATTTCTTCTGAATAACATTTTCTACAACCTCTATCTGGCTTATCATCAAGCATCTTTTGTTGCATAGATTTAATCCATGTAGAGTTTCTTATATCATGTAAAGAATCTGTTCTAGCATTGTATAGACTACCATCTTCTTTTGTAAAGTGTCCATCGTAAACACAACAAGGTCTTATCTTTCCGTCAGTGTCTACTTCTATATGTACAAAAGGTAATACACAAAACTTATTCATTAAAATATACCTCGAACTCTGGCAAATAATCTACTATATTTTGTTTTCTTATTTCATCTAGGTTTCTAGTATACTCAATAGCCTTTTGCCATTTATCTTTTCTATCAGGTCCACTAAACATTTTTTCAAACTCAGTTAACTTCCAACTTGGAAATATATTAGAAAACTTTTTGTGTATACGTTCTCTCATTTCTTTTGGTAGTACTGCTGGTGAAAGAATATCTGGGTCGTAAACATAATTGTGATGTACATGGACTCCCATTTCTCTGTTAAAGAAATTATAAAAATCTCCTAATGTTGAGTAGTTCATCCATGAAACAGTTTGTGTTACATCTAATTCAAAGTTTTCTTCTTTTAATCTTTTAAAGTTTTTAATTACAGTATCCCAATCGCTAGGATATCTTATGTAATAATTTCTATCACCTATATCGTCAATACTGCAACTTACTTTTACATTATCAAACTTGCGCCACAAATCTATAACTTTATCGTTCATATTTGTCATATTAATATTATACCAAAGTTTGATATCTGTTTTACCTAAACTAACTAGTCTTTCTAGGAAAGCAAAATGTTGTTTAATTAAAGTAGGTTCACCACCATTGATATAAAATGTTTTTACATTATCACAATGTTTCAATAAGTCTTCCCAGAACCCTTCACGCTCAGGCCATCTAAAGCCTTCCATCGTATCATAGCTTGTTAACGTGAATGTAGTTTTCTTTTGTAAAGCATCGTAATCATTTCGCCATTTACTTGAACTAGCTGGGTTACAAGTACGACATGCAACATTGCAAACATTACCTAATCTTAATTCAACAAACTCTAGCTGAACGTCTTTCATTGTTCCATCGCTCTCAGTGGCGTCCCTAGCGACTTCTACAGTGTATTCAGGGTAGTTCTTTATTTCTTCTAATCTTTTAGACATCATGCCTTTTGATTCTTCTGAATAGCAACGCATACATGCACGTGGCTTTTTGCCGTCTAATACTTCTAGTCTTGCTTTACGAAACGATTCAGAATTCATTGTATCATGTACTGTGTCACGATTAAGATTGTAAAATCTATCACCGTCACGTGAACTACTTAATGCATTTCTATGATCCGCAATGCAACAATGCGTCACTCCGCCATGTGGATGTGTCGCTAAATGTTGAAATAGTAATGGACAAAAAGTATCACTCATATTTTATTCACTTTACAATTATATCTATAACATATGGATAATGGTTTAGCATGTCTCTATATGAAATAACATCGGTTATATCCTCATCAACACACTCACCTAGTATAAGTCTCCCTACATTATATTCTGGCTCCCAATAGTTATAGTAATCACCAACATCATTTTCTTCACACCATTGATTTTTTAAATTATTAACTCTTAATTTTTCATGTTTGTGTGTTTCACTAGTAGGAACTGGTTCAGTATTAAAAGTAAAATTAAAAGCAGTATTAATATATTCTTGTTGCTTAACTTCTTTAGCTTTTATTAATTCTAAATCTTTTGTTCTCCAACATGCTTCTAAATCTTTCCCAACAGTACAATAGTCTAGATACAAAACACCATTAGATGTTGGAGCAATACAAGGAGTAAATGATTTATAATCTCGTTTAGTAAGTTTTACTGTATCTCTTAATTTTGCATTTGCATGTCTAAAAACTGTATAATCTTTAAGACTGACTCCTGCACCACCTTCCATTCTGTGTACTAGATAGTTTACTTTTTCTAGTAAAACTAAAATATTATTTAAATAATTAGTACGCTCTTTAGTAAGTGGCTGTTGTTTTTCTTTCATCATATAATAACTACAATCTTCAAAAAACCGATGCAATGCATTAAGTTTATCAACTTGTGCATCTTCGCCATTAAGTTCTAAAACAAGTTCATCTGGTATTGACCAATCATCATACTTATAATTATTGATTTGAGTAATAACTTCATTCATCAATTCTTGTCTTTGTAAAATTTCTTCTCTAGATAAAGTTGCATATGTATTAAAATGCAATATGTATTTTCCATCATCATTATATGAATTCCATACATCAACAAACTTTTTAGAAACAGTTGTATCCGGCATTTCAAATGTTAATGTATATGTAGAATCTGAACTGTATTCTTTATTTCTGTCTGTACGTAATTCTAAAATGTTTGTTCCAGAACTGTCATGAAAGAAAGTTTCTGGAGGAGTTCTTGAGTATATAATTTCAATTTTATGTTTCATATCTTTTCCACCATTCATATAATTCTGTATCTCTTTTATAGATATCTTCTAGTCTATACTGTTCTTGTCTAATCTGGTCAAGTCTATCCTGAAATCCTTTTCCATTTTTAAACTGTTGTTCATGAGTATCTGGCCACTGTTCTGCAAATGTTGGTCTGTCTTTCATTCCCTTCAAGGTATTGATAAGTGTCATTTGTTTGCCAGTAGAACGAGGTTCCATATACGCAAGTAGTTCATCAATTTTTCTATCCAAGATATGTCTAGGCCATGCAAATGGACTCATAACAATATCAGGATGAAAAGCGAACATAATCTTTGTTTCTATTCTTACATCTAACTCTAAACTCAAATCAAATAAATCTTTGATACTAAACATACCTGGTCCAGTAATAGTCAAGTCAAATAACATTTTGTCTTTACCACCTGGTGCGGCTAGTCCTTTCTTAAAGTTAGCTAACCATTCTTCCCATACAATACCTTTACGAATAAACTCTACAATATCTCCTGTGCCATCAATACTCGCACACATCAACCAATCTTTAAACTGAGGCAAGTAATCAAACAACTCCATGCCTTTAAATGATGTACGAGATAAATTAGAGTTATATCTTAAGTGACAATTCTTTGCTGAACCATTAGCGACCATTTCTTTTAATGCCCACCAATGTATATCGTACATAAGTGGTTCACCGCCTACCCAATATATTTCTTCTACGATACCATCTGAAATTGCTTTCTTAAATTCAGGCTCAACTACAGTACGTTGAAACTTAACCATCTTTTGTTTTACAGTTGGTTGCATGAAAGGTTGATTTTCAACTGACCACATATCATGCTTTTTCTTTTCTGCTTCCCAAGAACTTGATAATTGTTCTCCACACATACGACATTTAAAATTACATAAATTTGAATATCGATAATCAAAAGAAATTGTAGGCATATCAGTACGACCATCATCATCTGTATTATCAAATGCTTCTTGTATCTTATCTCTGAATAACACACCAGTAAACCATTTACGATAAGATGACAAACTTAAAATGTCATCATTACAAACATCACACTGTGGAATACGTTCTCCAGCCATTAGTTTCTTTCTAATGTCTCTCATGTATTGAGAGTTCCAGTGTTCTTCTAATGATACAGGATTAAAATCATCTGCATCTGTTTTACTTTCTTTTACTTTACCATAACGTTCATCGTTTGATGCATCTATGTATTGTTTTTGAAAAGAATGTTCTTCACGTGATGCACAACATAGTCTACGTTCACCTTGAGGAGAAATATAGGTATGAGACCATGGAGCCATGCAAAAAGTTTTATTCTTACTTTCTTCTGCACAACTTCCGTCAGACTTCCAGATAGGTATTATTCTCTTACTCATTTTTTCTCCACAAAGTATTCTTTAAACTCAGGAAGATAATGTTTAACGTCCTGGTTTCTAATCTTATCTAGTTTCTTTGTTATATCTACAAATTGGTCAAAGTACTTATCATGCAATGATTCGTTATCTAACATCTTTCTATAGCTTTCGAACTGAGGTAAAGTATAATCTACTTTTTGATTTTGTCTTTTTAAGTAAGTTATATGTTCATCTAGTTTTTTCTTTGCTTTCTCAACCATATGTGGAGGTGCAGTTTCTACACGATACCACTCAGGATGTAACAATGGATTAAGACCAAATCTATTAATATCAATTAAATCATTTTCGTATAGATACTTGTGTAAATCAACTACGTGTTCCATATTCATAATACCAACTGTACAACTATCATATACTTCTACATTAGGACATTCTTTTCTTACTAATCTTAAGTTTTCTTCAACCTTTTTCCACTTCGGTCCGTGTCTTACGAATTCTGCACGTTCACCAAATGCATCTATACTTGCCATTACTTTTACTTTTTTAAGTGTATTCCATATATCTATGGCTGTTCTCTTTTTGTACTTTAACTGACTCATATTAGTTTGATAGAATATATCAGCATCAAGATTTCCTTGTCTAATCAACTCATCAATAAAGTCCCAATGTTCAGGCATTATTAAAGGCTCACCGCCTGCAAAATATATTCTTTCTAAGTTTTTCATTTGTGGTTTTGTTTCATCAAGCAAAGTAGAAAAGTCATCACGTACTTTCTTAACTTTAGTGTTGTGTATAGCAAATGTATCACCTAATAATTTCACACTATCATCATACCACATTGTACTAAAGTCAGGACCACAACTTCGACACTTCATATTACAGTTATTACTAAATCTAATATCCCAATATGTTATTCTTAATTCTTTTAAAGTTCCGTCTTCATCTGTATTCTGAACTAAGTCATAATGATGCCAGTTTTCTCTATTCATATTGATACGCAAACTATCAAAGCCATAACTTTCTTGTTCATAACATCTTGTACATGCTTTGCTAGGTTTATTTTCAAGCATGTTTTTTCTAAGCTGTTTTGCTTTATCTGTATTAAGTATATCTTGTAAACTAGTATTATTCAGATTACCAAACTGATGTTCAGGACCTACGTTACTTAAACAACAAGGATATACTTCTCCTCCAGCCCAAGCGTGAACGTGAACCCACGGAGCCATACAGAAAACTTTACTTTCTTTTGCTTTCTTTTGTTCTAACATACGTATCCTATCAACTCAGGAAATGCTTTCTCAAATAACCCTGGTCTTGTTTGTTTTGGATATTCAAGTCTTGTTTTAAATGTATTAACATCTCCTGGCATATCCATAAATTTAGTTAACCAGTTATCTTTACCAATAACTGGATTAATTTGTATATCTTCTATATCATGTTTATCAAACTTTTCTTTCACTACTATTTTAAATTCTTCTGGTAAATCTTTAACACAAAAAGGATGCATAACAAGATTATTAAAAATTTTTACATTATGTTCATTGCACCATTGATGAAACTCAGGTAAATGAAATATATTTAAAGCACTTACGCTATGTGATATCTCTACTTGACATAAGCCTTCATCTCTGAGATGCATAAATTTTTTAAACGTTTCATATGTTTCATTCCACTTAGCAGGATATCTTTGAAACTCAAACTGTTCTTTTGTGTTATCAATCGATAACATAATTCTTACTAATTTAAAATATTTAAAATAATCTATTAGTTCTTTTGGCCACATCGTGCAATTTGTGAACCAAGTTATTTCAATATTTTTTGCGATATCTTTATCAACAAGGAACTGTAATAAAATCTTTTGTTTCTTAATCATGAATGGTTCACCACCGGCAAGTTCAACACGATTCAAATCTTCTACATGATTATTTAAATCTTCCCAAAATCTATCTTCGTCTTGCCATTTATTATATGGCTTATATTCTATGCCAAAAGATTTATCTATACTTCCCCATTTAGAACTAGAATGAGAACCACATATTGCACAAGCAAGATTACAAGTATTCCCCATTTTCAAATCTATGGCTTGTAAAGAATTCTTTTTATATCTGAAATTCTTTGTCCATAGTTTTATTTCTCTTTGTCTTTTACTTTCGCCACCTGTTTTTTCAACTTCGTAACATTGCTTACAATCTGTTTCGTAATACTCATCAAAGTTTTTAATCCAGTAGTTTCTATCACTGTCATTAAGTATTTCTGTTATAGTGTGATAATGTGCATTTGCTTTTTCTCCATTAATAGTAAATCTTTTAGAACTAATACAACAAGGAGTTGCTTCACCCTTTGTAGTAAGTTCAAGATTATTAGTTACTAATGGACAAAAGTTATTCATTGACGATTACACCACCCAAAGCATCTTTATCAGTATCCCAACCACCGACACCTGCTTTTTCGTGTGCATCATCACCACCTTCATATGATTCTGTAGTTGCAGGGTCTCCTGCTCTATTACCTACTTCAAGAACAAATGTTTTTGATTTGATTTGTTCTGGTGTAGGAGTTTTTGCATCTATAGTATCATACCAATCTGCAATTGGACCCTTAAATACTTCTCTAAAATTGTGACCTCTACGAACATCAAATTGTGAAAAGAATGCTTTAAAATCATTATATAGTTTTGGAGTCTCCGCAGTATTCTTATGTGGAGTTTTTACAATGTCAAGATAATCTATTAATCTTTGTACACTTGCCTTTTCACCCTCTGTTAGTTTTCTTTGTGGTCTATCCGATAGATACCATCTTTCTAGTTTCTCTTTGTAAAAAGTTTTTATATGTTCTGGTAATATTGCGGCACTTTGAAAAGAAGGAAAACGCAAAATATTTAAAGTCATTGTAGGCGCACGTTGTCCATATTCTTCTCTCAGGTCTAACATCTCATCCATAAAGTTTGTAATTGTAACTAAACATAATGAGTTAATAGTCATCATCATATGTAACTTTTTTACATTTGATTCTTTCAATACACGATGAATATTTGATTTCCATAAATCATAATTCAATCCATCACGTATATATTCTGCTTGTTCTTTTGTTGCTTCCATTGATGTGTATATTTCAAAGTTAGGAACAAACCAAGACTTTTCAATAAGTTTGTCTAATACTTTTGGCTTTTCAGGAGATAAATTTGAATTAATTGCAAAACGCATATTTCTACCTCTATCTGGATTTTGTTCAAACCAATCAAATAGCCTCCAAGTACCTCTATGCATAATAGGCTCACCGCCAGTAATTCTAATTTCTTCTAAACAATCTGCTAAGTCACTTTCCCACCATTTATGAAACGCTTGTATATATGGGTTGTCTTCTTCTTGCTTAGATACAGGTGCCGCCCATGGAGCAGTATCAACAAAGTGACCACGTCCATCTGACTGAATATTTTGATAGGCACCATATGTATTAATATCTTTAACCCATGCTGTTGAGAATGCTGGGTTACAGTATGAACATTTGAGATTACAAGCACGGTCAAATGAAATTTCTAATGTACGTAAATTTACATTATCGTCCCATGGCATTTCTGCACTCTTATGAATATCTTCATCTTTAAAAATCTCTGTTTTAAAAACTCTATCTGATATGTGGTCTTTGCCCATATCTTCAACTTTCCAACAGTATTCACATTCAGCTGGACGTTTACCTTCTTGCATATACTTACGCATAAGTTTTTTATGCTTTGTATTATGAATTGCAGTAGGATTATCTTTTAATTCTTCTAGTGGTATCCAATGTCCTGGTGGGTGGTGACAACTTGCAGTTTGACCATGTCCTAACCAGATAGTAGCATTATACCATTTAGCCGCACAATAAGAATCACTAACCGTATCTATCATACGTTTTTTATATTGGTGTAGTGTTTCGCCTTCCCAGTGTTTACGACCCATATCTAGCCTCTTTTTCTTCCTTTGCTTCGTTCCAAAAATCTTTCATTTCTGGAAACGTTTCTAGAAAATTTAAATTACGTCTTTTATCATATTGTGTAAAATATTCATAGAAACGTATAAGATGTGTACTTAATTCTTCATCTTTCATATTTAGCCCTTGTTTGGCCCATGCTAAATCTCGTTCAAGTTTTAAAACTTCGTAATTCTTGAATCCTGTATATTTTCTACCATATAAATCGTTCTCTAATACGTTCTCTTTCATAAAGTCAATATTCTTTTGTATTGTATCTAATAACTCATGGTCTGCTAATTGTATTGTCATCCAATCAGGATATCGTAGATAAGGAATATCAAACCAAATTCTTTGTCTTTTCTTTCTAACAAAAGGTGGGTGTTTGAACCCATTATGATCCGGTGGTTGTATAATTTTATCTTCTTGATTTTCATATCCAAATTCTTCACGCAAGTCTAATATCATTTGTAAAAAACCACGTAGATTTGGTATACTCAATAGTTGAAACGTATTAATAAAAGAAATTTCTGTACCATCAGTTTCACGCAATACTCTACGACAATTATCATACATCTTATCAAAGTCTAATCCGTCACGCATATATTCTGCTTGTTTACCTACACCATCAACACTAACATATAAACTAAAATGTTTATATGCAGGAGCAACATACCAGTAATTACCACTATCAGGATTAAATCTTTTTGGATCTTCCCATACTCGTATTTCTTCACATGCTTTTATCTTATCAATAAATTTATCAAATAACTTGTCTTGTGGAGGACACATGTTTGATGTAATACTCAAATCTAAAAAAGGATTTGGATTTTCATTTACATAATCAAACACTTTAAATGTATTGCTATCCATTAATGGTTCACCACCTGTCATACGAAAAACTTTCAAGTCTTTGTATATCATTGGAAACCATTTCCAAAATGCTTCGATATAAGGATTGTCTTTACGTGAAACTTCTAATGGCATAAGTCCAGTCTTACGTAAGTAATCTATATCATTGTGACCTGTACCATTGCTGAAACGGAAACCGCCGTGTTTCTTTACATCGTCTTCCCATGCTGTAGATAAGTGGGGCGAACAATAACTGCATTTAAAATTACATGCTTGATTAAAGTTCACCTCAACATATCTGGGAGTGATGTTGTGGTCCCAAGGATTGTTAACGACTTCATCCCAGGCATCTTTTACCCACCATTCACTTGAGCGATAATGTCTATCACTCAATCTACCGCCCTTTGGGGCATCAGGAGCGTCTTCAACGTTCCAGCAATATTGGCAACCTTCAGGACGGTCGCCACATTTCATTTGTTTACGTTCTTGTAATTTGAACGTAGTATTATGCAAAGCATTAGGATCTTTTTTAAGTTCGTCTAACGGAATTGGATGCGTTGGAGGGTGATAGCAACTGTGTGTACGACCTTGTGGCAAATGCAAACTAACTTGCAACCACTTTGCCATACACATTGATGGAGATAACGCATTAAGTTTATCTCTTGTTGCTATTGCATCATCATCATAGTTAGACATTTAAATTACTTGTCCCAACCCGTTTGTTTTTCTGTTGCTAAAGGATTATTAACTCTTGGTGGATTCACATATACTCTTTTGAAGAATCTAGCAACCTCAGGAGTAGGGTCGCATAATTCCATACCAATTTTATCATCAAGGATATCACCAAGATTTACAGTTTCATCAAATAACTTTTCATAGTTCCATTCTAGTTTAGTTCTAGAACATTTTTCTTCACCGCCTTCGAATTTAGGAAAAACAGTATTCTCAAAATATTCTTTGAACCAATCATAACTTGAAATGTTTTCAAGAATGAAATCTTTGTTAAGATTTACATCATAACAACCTAGTCTAGCACCATAACATGCCCATATACCATTCTCAACATCAGCACCAATATTACACCATGTAATCAATCGTTCATAGTTCTTGGGCCAAATACGTTTTTTAAAATCTTCGATAGGTACTCGTTTGCCTTCATCAAGTGACATCTTGACACCTTCACGATAACCTGCACGAAAGGCTTGAAAAGGTGAACCTGAATTAAATACACGTGAATATATATTGTTCATTTGAATATAGTTCAAGTCCCAACAAAAGTCTACTTTCTTTGTTTCATCTTCTGCATTTTCGTGTGTCTTCATGTCTAATACAAGTTGCACTGGCCAGCATTTAATACCACCGTTACCGTATACTAAACCGTTAGTCATATTTTTTGCACTCCAAGATATAACAGAGTTTGCTAAATCTGTGCCATCTGGGAACGTTAGTTCAATATCAAAGAAGTTTTCTTCAACAATATTGTCTCCATCGATAGTAATAAATCTATCGGTGTCACTTTGTTTTGCACATTCTTTATGTGCATTATCGAATCCTTTCACTCCGTCAACACGTTTAGCAAAAGGAAACTTACTGATAATATCAGCCCAATGTTCTTCTTTATTGGGTTCGTCATAGCTTAAATAGAATACATCTAGTTCGCCAATTTCAAGTTTCATTATAATCTCCTGAATGAATATTTTTCCAGAAACTTCTGGGTGTATAAACTTATACTGTATTTATTATATTCGAATTTAATAGAAACTGGACCTGAAAGCAATTTAGCAAAAGGTATTTGTATAGTTTCTATTAAATGCTCTGGTTTGCTATCAAATGTTATAAAAAATGGATGGCTATATTTCCCTCCAACAGTTACATCTTGTGAACTATTAACTTTTGATGCTTTCATTAGTACATTGCTTGGTATAAACGTTAATTCTTTACCATCATAAGTTATTTCAATATCTGAATTTTTAATATGTGAAATTTTATGTAGTTGACTTTCTTTAGAACGTTTTTGAAGATGTACTCTTGTTTTAACTAATTCATATGTAAATACGTCCTTAGTTTTGCTGATTAAAAAATCTGATAATTTTTCTTCACCAGTCATAAATTTAGTAACGTCAGAAACATCAAAGTATGCAAACAATGTATTTTCATCTTCTGGTTCAGTAGAAGATATGGCTAATATTTTGCCATTATCATCGAAACTTATTACTCTTGCACTCTCTCGTTTTTCAATACTAGTTATATTCATATATCCAATGCACTTTCATATTGTTTTATTTTTTCATCAGTCATCCAACTCTTTTCTACATAATGAAAAGGAAGAGACTGTTCATAATTTGCTACTCTAACTTTTAAATCATCAGATAAGTGGCTTGTTAAACTTTGAGTCCAATCATTTGATATTTTAGTTTGTGGTATATTCTGAATATAACTTTTCATATGTACAAATGTAGGAACATCTTTAATATTATATTCACATACTTCATCTTCAAGGTCTAGTAATCTTATAGCTAAAGCAAATGCCAAATCTGCACTCATCCAGTTTTGACCTATGCCTCTCATAAACTTATCATAATATACGTTCCAGTGTGTCATAATAATTTCTACCATACGAAAGAATTCGTAAGTAGTTGAAGACTCTTTAAAGTATGTGAAGTTACTGTACGCATTTGGTAATTCTAGTTGTGTAAACTTTTTTCTGTAGTAATCATCTACAACGTTTTCATTTCTAAATGTTTTAACATTTGTGCATACCCATAAATCTTTTTTCGATAGATAATCCCACCAATGGTCTACAGAATGAGTAAACACCATATCTGTATCTAAGATAATACTTTCTTTAAACGGAGACATATGTGCATATTTCCATTTATTATGTATTTTCCATTTATCAGTTCCTGCATCATCATTCCATGGTATGTCAACAATATGGTCAAATACTTCACGATGTTTATCTGTGATTTTACTTTTAGTGTTTTCATCTACGCAAATACAAATTTTATTTTCTTGTTGTGATGCTTTTATACTTAAAGCCATAGCATATGCTAACTTTAAATAATCGTGTTCTTCATTGTTTTGTGCAATAGCTATATAACCTTTACTCATCTTACACTCCCACAATTTAAGAACTCGTCTATATTTCTTTCAACTGATTTTTTATTCATGATATGAATATCTGTATTATTAAATCTAGCTAATAGATGTTCGGTTGTTTTATCTGCTTTTGCACAATACATAATAATATCTCTGCTATTGTTTACTCTGAAAACATCATCTAAATCGAAACTATTATTTAAGTAATCTATTGGAAGTTGCGGTGCAGTAGAGTCTACACAGCCGTTGATTATATGTATAGCCATAGAAAAAGCAAAATCGTTTCTATATAATGTTCCACCGCAGTTGTATAAGAAATAATAATACTTGTAGTTGTTTTTAATGTGTTCTATTAATGAAAACAAATTCTCTGTATATTCTGATTTTCTAAAATAGAAAACAGTAGCCCAATACATTGGTATTGAAAAATCATCAATATAGGAAACGTTACCACCATGTCTACCTGCAACGTCCCTATATTGACAATTAATCATGAAGTCGTTTTCACTACCCCACACTTGGTCAAGTGTGTTACTCATAACAAAGTAATCACAATCTATAACCAAATTCTCATCATAAGGAGATATGTCGTACACACCTCCTCTTGATTTGTTTACAAATGGAGCATAGGCAGATTCACCTGTACTTCCGTCTCTAAACAATCTAATATTTTCTTCTTTGCTTCCTGGATCTTGAAATATAATTCTATCGAAATATTTCTCAACTAGTTTATGGGTTTCTTTATCATCGATAGATTTTTCATCTGTTATTAAACAAATTTCATCAAATTTTGATAAGTTTTTTCTAATAAAGCCTGCACTAGCACATGCAATTTTAATATAGTCTATCAACCCATTGTTTGTAGCAAAGATTATAATTCCTTTGCTCATTATATCTCTAGTACCTTTTCAATCTTTCTAGAACTTTTTAGTTTCTGATAATCATTGTAATATTCATTTATTGCTTCAAAGTATAAACTAGAAATATCTTCTAAAAACTTTTTAGTATCTTCAATCTTAATTGGTATATCATTCTTATCCATAATAATAGCTTCTTTTTTTCCTGATGAAACAATCATATGTGTAAAGCCAATCAATGATTGACTAACATTAAATGTACCACCATTTGTGCTATAGTTAAGAAGGTTTTGTGTTTTGACTTTTAAATTATTCTTATTCAGATTAAAAGTCTGCATTGTATTAGAAAAATCTAATGCTTTTTCTAGCCTTTCAAGTTGTTCCTGAGAAGGTGTAATATCGTTAGACATGGTTTTACTCCTTGTATTCTTTTAATAATACAGGAAAAATCAACAAATGTCAATAGTTAAAGTTCAGAAATTGCAACAAAAGTTGGACCTTTTGAGCCACTTGGAATGTGTTTTACACCCAATCCTGAGGGATCTGGGTCATTTGCAAAGAACAAATCTACTTGTGCAGTTAGTGTTCCTGCTACATAATCTTGACCGTACCAAGCATAACCGCCCCATTCACCTTGGTCTGCTACGTGATTATCTATTAATTTAAGCTGGAAATCAATCGCATTTGTACCATTTAATCTAGCATATATTTCATATCTGTTAGAACCATAGTATTGATTTGAATTACCGCCGCTTGTACCGCCTTGTTTATGGTATATACGTTTATATGTATTTGTGAGACTTTTAAAGCCTCCTGTGATACCATTGCCTTCGGGGTCTGGTGTACCAGTATTGCCTGTAACAGTTGTTACGTTGTGTCCTAATTTTACCATTCCTACGTCTGAAAATAGAACTTGCCAATCAAGACTTTGTAAATCTGTGCCACTGGCTGTGAAACTAGTATCAAGTCTTATCTCTCCGCCTGTATTGAAATAATGTCTTCTAGTATCTTCGTCAAGAAATATAGCAGAAACTTCGTATGTGACTATGTTATCCCATACATATTCTGGTGTAGTATTTCCTGGTATTAAATATGTTTTTGATGAAGATATTACATTTGTTTGAATATCCATCATTGCAATATCGTAGTTTAACTTATTCGAACGGACATTGGTGATATCTGTTGTCAAATTTGGAACCAGTTCGATAAGATTACCTGGAGTAGGATAAAGAGGACTACTAGTATCAAGTGGTGATAGTATAGTAGTCCCTTGATGTCTTCCTGCAAACTTCAATGCAGTTAGGAGTAACTGCATATGGTTAGCATTTATTTTCACGCCAGAGGCAACATTTGGAATTACTAGTTGGGGTTGACCATATCCTGAGTCATCAGCACCAATTCCAACGATATCATTGATATCATCTGCGAAACCGTTGTAATCGATTGCCCGTATCTTTCCTCCTAAATAGTAACTCTGCGGTGCCATTTATTGTATCCTCTTTGCATGATTATAGACTTATAATTTATTATAAGCTGTCTGTAACCGTAAAACTAGGATTTGTTATGTTAACGGAACCTGATGCGTTGGAAAGTTTTAATGATCCAACGTTAACTGATGTTGTACCAGTAACTTGGTCATGACCTGTCCAAGACCATGGGCCTCCATAACCTGATCCAGATCCTGATGTTGCCACGTGTGCATCCGCTAAAGTTGTCTTCACATAAATATCCGCACCATCTTTATATGCTTCGATAGATACATAGTTAGAACTATATGCACTAGCATCCGCATATTCTTTTTTAACTTCTACATAAGAAGTAGTCAAGTCTGAATATTTTTTACGTTCTGAATCTGCCACTGTAGTTGTATCAGTTGGTCTCAATGAAATTCTATAAGTTCCTACTTCTGTTGTTAGTTGTTCCCATGAAGTTCCTTGAGAGTTACCGCCTGATCCTGTGTGTGATAAAGAAATTCTAATTTCTCCACCTGCTGAGAACCATGCATTCATTGTAGCTTCATCGTTGAATGTAACTCTAGTTACAGTATCAATAGTACCATTCCAATTGGATGATGTCTCTGTTGTTTCTGTAGCTACTGTCATATCCCAACCAGAAGAATAATCCCATGGATTATTAAATCTAGTTGTTAAATCTGTGTTCAATGATGAGGCATGATTGTAATATTGATTGTCGTCAATGATGTCACCAGCATTGACAGCCGTTAGTGGGTTTGTAATGTTATAATAATTTGTGACCTTTGCCGCCGCAGAGAATAATGAATCTTGATACGCATCATCAATCAAATCACCTGCCGCAGGGTTGGCCTGTACCGAGTGTGACTGGTTATAGCCACCGCCGACACCTGTTCCATTAAGAATGGTATTCAATGTGTCTCTAAGTGTACTTAAGTCACTATTTGATATCACCGCCATGTTTTTACTCCTAAATTTGACTAGTCAATTTAAATTTAATAACTAAAAGGTATTTCCGGATATCCTCTTAGCTAAGTTGAATAGTAATAGTGTAATCAATTACAATAGTTCTATTCGCTGACAATAACACAGGATGAAAAGTTACATGTGTTACCATCAAAGATTTTGTTTCATCCAATCCTGTTGGTGTTGTTACACCTGCAAGAAGACCGATTTCATCAAAAGTAAATGCATTGACACTATCTGTATCTGTAGAACTATCTGTCACCGGTGTTTGAATTGTCGGATCAATCAGTTGTTGCATTGCTTCATATTGAGAATGAGACATTTCAACTTTGAAGTTTACTTTTGAAGTATTTTCTGGAACTTCAACTCCTCCCATATCTTGTCCTGGCCCGAATACCTCAGTAACGACCTCTTGTTGATATGTTTTGGAATACAATGTTGAGTTACTGGATGTAATTGGTAACCCATCATATGTAGTGAAAACTCTTGGAGAGCGGTATGATAGTGTAGTTGTTGAACTACTTCCACCATTACCAAACGCCATCCAATTGATATATGGGGCATCGCCTGAACTATTGATACTTGCTGGTTTACCACCAAGTGCAGAAGCTAAGACATACGCCATATTTCCTGGATGTATCGCATTTCTCTTGTCTACAAGCACGGTTCCTGTCTCTTTATCTGAAATTTTCAGTGTACCGATAGCTTGTAAGTTAATTTTATCTTTAAACATGTTTATCTCTCTTAGTAATCTTATCTATTTATCTTATTTCTGGTAAGCCCCTTTTAAACCATATCATGAAGAACAATTTCCATCGGACTGCCTAAAACATACACTTTGTTCGTTCCTGAACCTAAACTCATGGACAATCCAGTGTATATTCCTCTATCAGAAATAGTCAAATTAGTATTATCTTTCTTATTATAAGTCATGAACTCTATTTTACCTGTAGTTTCATTTCTTAATGCTATTAATTTCTTGTTTTCTCCTGATGCTACATTAAAGTTAGCAGGTTGATCCACTATGAGTGTTTCACCATCAAATGAACTAGCTGTAGATTCTTTTTTAACGTCTATCTTCCAGCCTCTACCAAACATGTCGTAGACAAACAAGAATGTTTTGTCATGTGTTGTTTTCGTATCATCTGTATATTGGTCTACAAAAACAACAGACGAATCTCTAAATTCAGGTTTTATCAATCCTGTATCAAAGTCATCTCCTTGATATCCGTCTGAACGTGTGTATCTTGTTCTTAATAATCTTCCTTGTTCATACGTTCCATCTTCTAATTCTGTTAAATTAGAGTCATCCCATCCACCACCGTCTTTAACGATATCAGAATAACGCCCATGATTGCCAAAGTCAAGTGTTATATTCATATTTTCTGCAACACTTACATCTGCATTCATTAATTCATCTTTGCCATAATATCTGATAACTTCACGTATCTTAGTATGGTATGGTTTTGCTTCTGTGATATAATCAATTACATCATCATAACTATCACGTTGATAGATAGCATACTTTCTTAAATTTCTATTGAATAGATTTAAGTCAATGTAACTTGTTTTAAATACCCAATCTGGATATGTTTTTTCTGTATACAAGTAGTTTATCATATCAAAGTATATACGATTGATAACTTCATCTGTTGCATATGCTCTTAACATATACATTAATTCTATAATTTGAACACCGATAGCATTATCATAATATTTTTTATTAGCAGTTGAATTATCTGGGTAAGGAATATCAGTAAATGACATTTGTAATGCACTTCTAGAACTGTTAACTAAACGCAACGTACCTTCATGTTCAAAGTAATATTCATCTCTATCACCTAATTCTAACTTAAATGATTTAACACCTTCGTCATAAAGTTTTAACATATCAAAATCTCTTGTCTTAGAAAGATATGAAAATTTTTCTATATTTTTATATTCATCAGTTAGATACCAATCTTGATATGATAATGCAAGTTGGTCTCCGTAAAAATAATCTTTATATTCAGGATATTTCGCTATCAAATGTGTTTTTGAAAAATGAGCATTTATTGATGATGCAAAGTTGTCTCTTGCTGACTCCAAGTTTTTGAAGTATCCACCATCGAATGGTTTAACTCTGTAAACTCTTACAATATCACCTTTCATTAAAGGGTAAGGTGCATTTTGTTTTATTTCAATTTTTGCGTTAGCAGGATTACCGTCTGTAAATATTGTAAGACTTGTTGCATCAACAACATAACCGTCTACAGTAACTACTATATCATCTAATGTTGCATCGCCTTCATAGATATCAAGTTCACTATAATTGGCATCTAAGAATGGTACTGGTATTCTGCCTTTAGTCAAATCTCCTAACATACTTTCATCAACAACTGTGACATTACTATATTGATACATTAATCCAGCTAAAGAATAACTCATGTTATTCAATCCTAACTCTCCAGGTCTATCTGATGAGCCTTCTTGAATTAATTTCCAGTCAGTATGCTTTTTATCTGTGTCAGAAACAGTATTGTATTCAACACAAACATCTATTGTTGGATTTTCAAAAACATATGAGTTGTTACTGATTAATATTTTGTCAACGCTTATTGGGATAAACTTATTTTTTATGTTACCACTTTCAATAAGCATTTTTAATTCTTCAACACTTAATGTTTTACCATCAGTAGGTTCAGAACCTTCTTCTGACCAATAGAAGTATTCAGTTATACTTCTGTTCTTTTCTGTATCAAAATATACTTTCGTTGTAAACGTAGTAATATCTTCTGGTAGTGTTTCACTCTTAGTCCATTTCTTGACGTTAATCTCAGAACCAGGAATTAATTTGCCCCAATACTTTGAAGCAAACTTTTCTATTAATCTACCATTGGTATCTCCATAGTCGTTATATCTGTAGTATCTTGCCAATGAAGTGTCCCACCAAATTTCACCTAGATGTTCATCTAACCATAGTTCTTTACTTGTTGGTGTATCATATCCTGCAGGATCTTCCCATGTAATATAATCTAAATTCTTTATAATTTCACCAGGCATTTTAAGACTTAGTGGATCAAATAATTGATAGTTATAAAAGTTTTCTCCATCTTTTATAATAACACGCCTGTGTAAATCAGAGTCAATAGTATCTGCTTGTATGTTTCTAATACTTAATGTACCTGTATTACTACGTTGTAACACAGCCCACTTACTATCATTATAATCATCTGCCCAAATTAAAGCCTCAGCATTTAATCCCAAATCGCTATAAAACTCATCAAAAGAAGCAAATAGATACGTAGGAGAATATCTAACAGATTTCCAACGCATTGCTTTAAAGTTATTGTTACTTGTAACGGCTGTATAGTCTCTAAACAATCCAATTCTATCTAATATAGTTTGGTCTGTTCCACTGAAACTCATAGCGACTCCAGTGTTAGTAAATATCATTCTTCCATCACTAGAAACACTAACTAAAGTATTTGTAGTTTGTGAATTTATTTGGTCTTTGAAATCTATTGCACTAGACAATGCTCCACCAGTATTTGAATTATATGCACCAGTTGCCATACCAATATCATTCCATGCATTTCCAGATACGTTCTCTAACACTATACTTGCTTGGTCAGATGTAATAACAATTTGTCTATTTGCATTTATAGATGCCACAGTGTTACCTACATTGCCTTGTAACACTTCATTAATGTTGTCTCGTATTGTAGTTACCGCATTAATTTCTACAGGGTTAGTTGCAAAACCAAGTCTAAACAACGCACCTGCTGAAACTTCTTCAACATCTAGTTCGTTTGTAGTAGAAATTATTTTAATATTAGAACCTACTTTAACTGCATTTACTCCTGTTATGTTAAGTGCATTAATTTGATTTGTAATAGACTCCGCTGTAGGATCAGAAGTAGCATCAAATGAAGAGTCTAATCCTAAAATTAGTCTTGCTGTTCCTCCTATTTGTAAGTCATCATTGGTAGTTCTTATTTCCATTTGACCATTTGAGTTTATAAATGAAGACAAGTAAGATATAGAATTAACGTCTTGTGATAATAAAAATAGTTTACTTTCGATAAGAGTAGAACCAGAACTAATTAATCCCATATCAACTAAAACACCACCTGAAAGATTTAAATAATATTCACTTGTATCAATAACTAATTGGTTTGAAGTATTCAATGATGCAGTAATAGGTGCTACACTACCATTGATAGTAGATATAATATCTTGTACCGGAACAACACTTGCTAAGTTAATTGTTAAATCTATTGGTTCATCTCTGACAACTGTTGGAGTTGTTACTGCACTACTAGAGTTATTAAGTAGATAAGCAAATAATGGGTCCTCAGAAGGTTGAGTACCCAACGGTTGGGGATCTTGAGGTTGATTACCGAATGTTGAGTTTAATGAAGAAACTGTACTATTAAATGTTGCTATATGAACGTTTAATGCATCTATATACGTTTGTGTATAAGGAGGGATATTTAAATTAATACTGTTTCTATAATATGTAGCCGCTACTAATTGATCCCAAACATCATCTGCGTTTCCGCCTGCAGGCACTGTTTCACCTAAAATATCTTGTCTTAGTTGTTCTAGCGCCGTAACATATTGTGAAATATAACTAGTATCTGTAAACCCTAGTCTTATAAAATAATCTTGTATAGTCATTTGATTGTCAAGTGCAGGGCTAAAATTAATAGTCTGCCCACTAACTGAATATTGACTTGATGGTAAAGTAAAAGGTGCATCTAACCCATTATCGACTTGTATACTAGATACAGAATTAGTTGTTAAACTTGTACCTACTGTAAGTGATGATGAAGTTGATGATACAGTTTGTTGTTCAGTAGATGATGCACCAGCTTGAAATGTTATAACTGAGCCATTAACTGATAGTGACTTTGTACCAGTAATAGTTGGATTAGCAATGCTACCAACATGTTGTATATTTCTTATCGTTACTGTTTCTTGTGATTCGCCTGTACTATCAAAAACAAGAGTACCGCCTGTTCCAATATTATCAGTTGTTGTAACACTTGTTGTTGCTTCAATACTTGTTGTATCACTAAAGTCAACAGTAACAACATTGTCATTAATTTTAAACTGGTCTCCTTGAGTTGACGTTACCCCTAAAGTACCTGTTGTTGAAGTACCATCAAATTGGATTAAAGTATTAGTGTTTGCAATAAAACCGTTTGAATTATAAACTAGAAGTCTTGCAGTTTCTCCTTCATTAACTATTGGGTCAACTGTAGTTCCAGTTATATTAATATTTGTGGCGCCGCCTGCTCCTGGTACATATGAAAATGATTCACCATCTATAACTAATGTATCACCAGATTGAAAATCTGGATAACTAACTGTACCAATTGCTTCAACACCAGATGAAGAACCTGTAGGGACAAACAAACTGTTTGAAGTTGAATTGTCAATCTCAACAATTAACGGTTCATAGTTAAGTTCAAACACAAGATACTCGTAAATTATCGCTCCGTCAACTTCTCTTGTTCCATTTTCTACAAGATAATAGTAATCTGTAATCTCTGGTTCAATTTCTGCATTCTTAATTTTTAAGTAAACACTATCTGTAGTATCTATTTGATTTGTTAACCCTAGATATAGTTGATTATCAGATGTTTCACCGACATAACCTATTTCTGCTACTTCACTTAATCTTCTTACGTCCCATTGTCTTATTGGATCAAATTGTAGCCAAGCAGTATCGCCTTCACTCAATTCATTTGTAGATAAATTTTGTAAATCATATTCTGTGTTTACTGTATAGTCTACATCTTGTCCGTCAACATAGCCCGCAGTTTTTAGAGGATATTCTTTTGGTATGTCTCTGTATACAAAAGGATTTCTTATACTATCAAATGTAACAACATGTGGATCACTCGCCATGTCTACAACATTAATAGTTTTGTTTTCTTTGTATCCGTTATTTAATTTTCCGTAATCAGAAATCTTAAATGCCCATACATGCTCATGTTGAATATCTTTGAAGTTGCCGTTATTATTAAGAATTCTATTAACTGCGGAGTTTGTACCTTTGTGAGATAAAAATCCTTTATAAAACTCTAATTGTGATTCTCTTTCTACACTATGATTTCTTAAATACTCTCTTGGTGTATAACCAATTTGACTTGATTTTAATCTGTTAACAATTTCTAAATTTTGGTCTACTAGTGTATCTCTAAAGAACTTACTATCACTCGTAAGTGTTTCAAAGTTAGGTATTAGTTTATCACCGTATACTAAGAACCCATCTACGCTTAAAGTTCCATCCCAATTCTTACTTCTATTACAATCAATAGACATACGTAAGTTTCTGTTATGTAAGAAAGGATCATATATAACATCACCAAAACTATCTACTCTATCTACAACAAATGCATGTTCAATATCTTGAATATCAATCTTCATTCCGTACACTGGAATATTTGCTCTAAAGTTTATTGTTTTTCCGTCTGTAGTAAAAGTAATTTGATTATCTGGAACAAGTCTTCCAGATGCATCTACTACACGATAAAAGTTTTTGAATGTTTCTCTACGTACTGATGCTACGCCATATGGTGCAGTGAAGCTACCAGTAACTAGCATTGGAGATAGTGTAATAAATTCACCAGGACCAAAATTCTCTGATGACCATTCTAAAAATTTATATAATAGTTGTTCAAAGTCTACAGTGTTTCCTTCTTCATCAACATCTGTAAATCCCCAACCGATAAATTCTAAATATTTTTGATAACCCAACATTAAGTGAGCAACATCATCAATATTTTCTAGTATTTGCCCGTAGTTATAAGTTTTAATTTGGTCTGTTTTAAATTCTTTGTATCCGTTTGCAGTTACAACATTTGTTTTAGGCCACTCAACTAGTTTTTTCCAATCTTCAATATTATCGTCTAGTAATGTAGTCGATGTGTGTTCACGTAGACAAACATAAGGTTGTCCTTCGTATTTCATGTAACTGTCTTTACGATAGAATGCACCTTGTTGCCATTCGTTTAAATTTTTTCTATCACCTTTAGTGTTAAATGCTTTCTCGCCACTTGTCTTGTCCCACTCCATTGCAAAGAACGTAGGATTGATATCATCATAACCTTGAATTTTATATCCATACTTTCTTACATTAGGTTGAGAAATCATTGTCCAACTTGCATAATCAAATGTAATTGTTCCACCTGCTTCTAACGTTGTTTGTGTTGGTGATTTTCTTTTATAATATTTTCCATCTGCATCATTTAAAACAATATCGCCCGGTTTGTAATTTGTTGTGTCTGCTAATTGATATATAGGATAAGATTCATCTAATGAAACTTTTTCAACAATCAATGCACTAAAGAATTCACTTCTGTTTGGTTCACCGGCATGAATAACTAAATCAAAGTTATCTTTTGGTATATCTGTATATCGACTATTATTAAGTGATGTATTTTCTGCTAACAATCTAAAGTTATTAACAAAGCCACCTAATTTAGAACCTAGTTTAAATTCATATAGGTCTTTCTCTTGTAAAATATTACCTGTATTGAAACCTTCTCTTGAATTAAAAATACGAATTCCTTCTGCTACTTCATCTTTATATTCATAAAATACTTTGAAAGGTTTAGTAAGCATCATCAAGATAAATTCAATAAACGGATATTCACTTGAACGTCTCCATGCCATCTCTGTAGGAGAACCATCTCCAAACTCCCATGCTTCGTTCATTAAAGATATTTCACTGTTACCAATAGAGTTGTTAAAGAATAACCTATTAGGTGTTCTTAATACGCCTGCTCCGTCTAACGGTACCGGCTTTCCTGTTATATTATAATTATTGAATAATGTAACCCAAAGTCCTGGATCAGTAAAATCATTACCATGACTTGCAATAAAGTCTGCTGGCATTTCAGTAAGACCGATTACTTTGTGAGGTTCACGAACAGGATCATCTGTATTATAAACATACTGAAATATCCCTCTCCAATGACCTGGCATATCTGCATCTAGTGTTCTGTAGTTCCAAGTTTTCCAATCATTTGGATCAAATATTGTGTTGTCTAAATTATCTATATTGTTTCTAATCATCCATTTCTTAAAGAAAGGATACATTGTATAATTCTTTTCATATAGTTCCCAATCATTGGTTGCACTATCGTATGGACCATAATTAATTTTATCGTTTATAGATTGTTTTTCTGCTTCTAATCTAGCTGTTTCATCTGTTGTAGAATGAAATAAATTTAGTTTATTCCATAACAATGTCTCAAACATTAAAAGAATATCATCTGTTCTATCATTAAATTTAGGAGTTAAAGAACCGTCATGTCCTTGAAGAAATTCTACACTGCTTTCATAATTGTCATCTTGTACAAACTTTGGTTCATACAACGGATTAATTTTTAATAAAGTTGCACTTGGTGGAATATACGCTTCTTCAATATTATTATATCGTCTAAGTTCAATAACATCACTAGACAATACTGGCTCTACAAATTCAATTTGTACTTGGTCCATTCCATAATCTTTTTCTCTTTTTAAGATTACGCCATTTTTTATAACTGTTAGAGTTTCAAAACTATCTTTAAATTCACCTATGTTATTTGGATAAAAGTATTGTGTCTTGCCCACCTCAGGTGTAATTTGACCTGTAGTGTAATGAGAGTTTGGCTCTCCGTAGTTTATGTTAAACAAATTATCAAAGATACTGATACTTTGTTTTTTAGATAAGCCTATAGTTTTTATTGCCTCTTCTAAGATTTCTAAATTATTTTTTGAAACTCCACCTGCATCATCTAAGATTTCTCTTACAGTTGTTATAAATTTATTTTTGTAACCTTGGAATGCTGTAGATAAAAAGTCAAATGCCTTTATTGCATCATAGTCATTTCTTGTTAA